CCTGAAAGAGTAACTCTTACACTTGTTGCAAAACATTGATAATCTACTGTTGGAGTTGCAGGAATACTTCCAGCACCTCCAACACTTTGAGGATCAGCACCAAAACTGACCTCTACTGTTGCATCAGAAACTAAAACTGGTTGTGGCATAATTTTTATCCTCTTATATTATAGTTGTAAATCTATAAAGTATTGTTAGACCAAAATCTACTCGTCCATCACTTTGAACTTGTATAGGTTGATCCGTATCAAACCTCTGGCAATACCAAGTTACGCCAGAATCAGTCACTTTCTCCTCACCTAATAGTGTATCTATTCTGTCTATGATGTCTTTCATACCTTTATAAGATAAACTACCATTATTATTATTCCAAACAGTTACTCTATAAACAGGAATTGATAAATACCTAGTACCACATATAGCTGCTTCATCATTTATATCACTTCCTGCTCTAGAGAAAACAACATAAGGAAGTTGAGGCATCCTTTGAGATACACTGTCTTTTTCAGGAGCAACTTCACTATAAATTCCTTGCTGATAAAATGCTGCTTTTCCACCTGCTAAAAGACTAGCAAGAGTAGAATCGGAGGATAAAGTATCATAAATCCACTTTTGTATCAGTAATGGTTCAAATGCCATTATCTCACGTTCCTTTTTATCATAGTCATTAGTTTTTTCTTTATCTTATTTATAGCAGGTAGTATGAAAGGTCTAGGTCTCATTTTGCTAGTTCCATATTCTAAGTAACCAGCATAATCAGCATTTATCTTTAATAAACTATAGTCTTTTCTCTTTTCAACTACCATACTATCAACAAGTTCTCCAGTATTGTTTGCAGGAGCTTGACCAGGTGCTGAACTTTGATGGCTCATTCCATTTTTAGTATATGACTTTCCACTCTTAGAACCAGTAGTAATACTTTTTACTATTTCATCTTTAAGTTTTTCAGCACTATCTAAATAATCTGCCTCTGTTGATTTTAGCAAATCTTTAATAATTTTGTCATTGATTTTAATATCAACAGAGGCATTTATCACGTTAGAAAGGTCTCACTAATGTTTGGAGAGGACCAAACTTGATTGTATTTCCAGCTCCTGCAGCTGAAAGAATCAAGTTATATCTACCTTCAGTATTAGTAACAACAGTATCAAGAGTAAACTGTACTAAACCTGCAGGACCATACAGTTCAGTTGTTCCATAACTTGTTACTAGTGATCCTGCTTGATCATAGAAGTTGACAAGCAATCCAAGAGCAGTAGTATCAAATGGATTTTGATTAGCATCTGTTACGGTAAGTTGAATATCTTGAACCATTCCTCTAATAACATCTAAAGTTCCATCTTGACCATCAACATTAGATTTTACGAAGTAAGGACCATTGATTATATTAGTTGCAGCATTTACAGTAATACCTGCTCCACTTGTTAATGTTCTCGTATTGAAATTCCACACATCATATGCACTAATCCCAGAGCCACTAGAAGTAAGTGTTCTTGTTCCAGCATTCCATACACTAGATGCAATTGCTGCATATTGACCACTATTGAAAGTAACAGGATTAGTTACACTTGCAACACTTCCAACTACATTTCCACCTACGTTTCCAGTTACACTTCCAACACTTCCTGAAAGATTACCAGTAATATTTCCAGTAAGATTGAATGCTTGAGTACCTGATAAACTATAACCAGTTTTATCAGAAACAGTAGTAATAGTACCGCCAGTAATTGCAAATCCTGATCTATTAGTAAGAGTTGTTACAGTATTTGCAATTCCACCAGTGATTGTACGAGTAGCATATGACCAAACTGAACTACCAATAGAACTTGAAGCAATGTCTAAATTATTAAATATTGTATCAGTGTTGAAGAAAAGATAAGATCCAGCAGAGTTTCCTAATGGAGTGTATGTTGAAAGATCATAATTCCATACATCTCCTGCTGTAATACCACCACCACCTGCAGAAGCTTGTGTTAAATCATATCCTGCAGAAGGAGATGCATAACCAGAAACATCAGTTGACCATACACTATTAGCAATAGATGCTTGTGTTCCAGCTGATAAAGTTACATCATCAACAATAAAGAAAACACTTCCAAGAACATTTCCAGATACAGTAGTTACAGTATCAGCAATACCGCCAGTAATTGTTCTACCACCATTATATGACCAAACATCTGCAGCACTTACACCACCAGAACCAGCAACAGAAAGACTATATCCTGCACTTGGATTTGTGTAAGAAGAAACGTCAGTTGACCATACTGTGTTTGCAATACCACTCATACTGAGAGAGGTTACTGAAACAGGATTTGAAACAGTATTTGCAGTTCCTCCAGTAATAGTTCTTGAAGCAACAGACCATACAGTACCAGCAATACCTGTCATACTAGCTGTTGCTACGCTAACAGCTGCAGTTACACTTCCAACACTACCACTTAAGTTTCCAGTAATATTTCCAGTCAAGTTGAATGCTTGAGTACCGGATAATGAATATCCTGTTTTATCAGATACAGTAGTAATTGTTCCACCTGTAATAGCAAAACCACTTCTATTTGTAAGAGTTGTGACAGTATCAGCAATACCACCAGTAATAGTTCTTGAAGCTACACTCCAAACTGTTCCAGCAATACCTGTCATACTAGCTGTTGCTACGCTAACAGCTGCAGTTACACTTCCAACACTACCACTAAGGTTACCAGTAATGTTACCAGTCAAGTTGAATGATTGAGTACCAGATAATGAGTATCCAGTTTTATCATTGTTAGTATCAATAGTACCACCAGTAATAGTTCTTCCAGCAACACTCCAAACTCCATTAGATATTTCAGTTACAGCATCAGAAGCAAGAGCAGCTGCATCAATAGCACCTGCCAAGAATGATGCTGCACTAACACTTCCACTATCTAATGTAGAAACACTATATCCAGATTTATCATTATTGGTAGTAACAGTAACACCACCTGTTACACTTCCTACACTTCCACTAAGGTTTCCAGTAATATCTCCAGTAAGATTGAATGTTTGTGTACCAGATAAACTATATCCAGTCTTATCATTATTAGTAGTGATTGTTCCACCAGTAATATTTCTTGTTGCATATGCCCAAACAGCATCAGCAATTTCAGTATTAGCACTAGGAGCTAACTCTGCACTTGTAATAGCATCAGTAGCAATAACTCTACTTGAAATAGCATCAGTACCAAATTTAGCTTCAGTGATAGCAGCTGCTTGAATAGATGTTGCAGTAATAACGTTAGCATTTAGAGCTGAAACAACTGAAGTTATTCTTTGTGAAGTGTCTATTGCAGCTGGTCTATCTTTAATAATAGTTCTTGCAATTTTAGTACCATAAGTGTCAGTACCAAATACTTCACCAGTAGCAGGAGTTGCATAAGTTGCTAACTGAGCAGTCCATACAGCATTAGCAACTGCTCCAGCTGTAATACCTCCACCAGCAGAAGCATTATATAGACTATATCCAGCAGAAGGAGATGTATATGCAGTTATATTAGTAGACCATACTGTATTTGCAATTCCACTCATTGATGTTGTTGAAACATTTACATCAGCAGTTACACTACCAACAGCTCCAGTAACAGATCCTACAGCACCACTAACACTACCAACTGAACCACTTAAGTTTCCAGTAATATTTCCAGTAACATTGAAAGTTTGAGTACCAGATAATGAGTATCCAGTTTTATCATTGTTAGTATCAATAGTACCACCAGTAATAGCAAAACCACTTCTATTTGTAAGAGTGGTAACAGTATCTGCAAGACCACCAGTAATTGTTCTGGTTGCAAAGTTCCATACATCGTAAGCACTAATACCAGCTCCTGCAGCTCCATTATGAACATCATAACCAGCAGATGGACTTGTATATGCTGAAACATCAGTACTCCAAGTAGTATTTGCAATACCTGTCATACTAGCTGTAGAAACGCTTACTGGATTAGTTACAGTTGTTACAGTATCAGCAATACCACCTGTGATGCTTCTTCCACCACCATAAGACCAGACATCTCCAGCAGTAAGACCAGCACCAGCAACACTATACATATTAAATGCTGCTACTTGAACAATAGCATCATAAGCTCTACATCCTGGAGCTGTAATGTGTATTCCTGCTAATCCTAAAGTATTAATCTCTGAAGCATCAAATTCATAATAGTATTGTCCAAAGTTTATTTCTGCAACTGTTCCAGCACCACCAGCAAAAGCACCACCATTTATGCTAACATAAGGATAAATAGTAGATACTGCTACTCCTGATTGTCCAGTAGTTCCAGTAGCAGAATCAGTTAGAAGGATTGGACATCTTCTTCTAGCTGCTACACTTTCATTTTGTAGTACATAAAACATTATATTTCTCCAGAGATTTCTTTAAATATTATCCGTTAAATCCTTCACCAAACTGTCTTCCACTACCAACAGCAGCAGGAGGTGGAGGTGGAGGAAATATACTATTTTGAGCATTTATGTAAGCTTCATTTGCTTGAGATCCACTTAATGCTGTATCCCATACTCTAATAATTCCAAACTCACCAACATACAATTGTCCAGTACTTGTTTCTCTTCTAGCTATGATAGAATAACCTAATGAACTTGGAGTGAGGATACTTGTTCCAATGGCCCAAGTAGTGCTTAAAACACCATCTTTGTACATTCTTACTCCTGAGTTATTATCTCTTGCATATAATAAATGAACCCAAGAGTTTTCAGGAGTACTTATATTAGGACCAATAGCTTCACCACCACCAATACTTAAAACAAGGTTAGTTATTTCACCATTACTACCATTTGTTTTAACAGCCCATCCACTAGCTTCATTACCAGGAAAACTACCAAAAATAAAGCGGTTAGTTCCACTGCCCGTTGGTTTAACATATATTTCAATTGTCCAAGGAATAGTACCAGTTATTACATCTCCAATATTGTCAGATGCTTGTATTTGGTCTCCTTGTCCATCAACAAAAGTAAGAGTATTAACTGTTCCTTCAGTGGTAAAACTAGGAAAATCTCCACCACTATAATCAACATTATTAGCAGTAAGATCGAACCAAGTAGTTCCTGTTGTTGGATTACTAGCTATATTAGTTGAGTCTAAATGTAAATATAAATTACCAAATGGAAGAGCCATTATCCGTTTAATCCTTTATTGAAGCTTCTACCACCAACATTGCTATTTTGAATAGGTATTGGAGATGAAGGTAAAAATGGTGTTTTAGTAGCATCGTATAAAGTTATATGTTCTGCTAAGGTTATTGCTCCATCATACATATAAACTTGAGCTACATCGATTTCTGGCTGAGCTGGACCTCCACCATCATAACCTATTCTTATAAGTTGTTGTGGAGGATTCATTCCTATAGCTGCCATTGTTGCTCCTAATCCACCATTTATGAATAAGTTACTAGTACCATCAACATTGTAGTTTAAAGATACAAATGCCCATTCTCCAACTGTTACTCCAACACCAGAACTTCTATAACCTAAACCGTGAGATACAAGTGAAAGTATGTTTGGATTTGTTGAATAAGCTTGACCAAGATTTAATCCCCAACCATTACTGCCATATAAGCCTTGAGAAACTACATTTCCAGCATTAAAAGGTCCATTTGATCTAAACCAAACACTAATATTTCCAGGTTGAGAAACTGCAACTCCTCCTCCTGCGAATTCAAATATGTCATTAAATCCATCAAGAGTAAATATTCCACCAAAATTAGGAGACCAAGTTGAACTACCAAAAGTATTTGAATCTAAATTACCAACTCTAGCAGCTGGAGAAAGATCATAAACAGTAGTACCAGAACCAGAATAAGAGGCAGGATTAGCAGCATTTATTTCAAATGAAAGAGCTGCTGGAACTGGAGGAAAATATCTGCTTTCAGTATTAGCATAGAAGCTTTGAACTTGAGATGCTCCAATAGCAGTGTTAAAGAACTGAAATTCACCAAGTGTCCAAGTTCCATTATAAACATTACCTTGAGAAGCAGCAGTATGAGCTGATCCAGCAATTGCCATTCTACTTTGTAGTTGGTTAACAACAGTAGCTTGTGTAACATTTATAGCATCATTATTTGTATTTGGATTAGTTAGTAAATTACCATTTAAATAAACTTGAACTCCAGCTACTCCAGCATTTGCAGGTTTGACTACTGAATAAAGATTCCATTCTCCAATAATAACACTAGTTCCTAGACCAGCAAGTTGAGTACCATCAGTAAAAGTTATTTCATTGTTAGAACTAATGCCATTAGCAAAAAGGAATGGATTGTTATGTGAAATCCCAGCTCCACCAGTAAAGTTTCCACACCACATTTGAGAAAGATCTAATCCACCATTAGCTAAAAGTTTACACCAAACGTGCATACTAAATGGTGTTGTTCCAAATGTGTAATCATTAAATACTGGTGTTGGTCTAAATAAAGTAGTATTTGCACTATTGTAAGTTACTTCTCCACCAGTTACAGTTGAGTATGTATAGCCACTTCCTGAAAAATAGAAATCATTGTTATTTCCACTAAGGTCATAAACAGTAAGACCACTTCCAGAGAAACTTGCAGCATTAGATAAATCTAATTGTGAAACAGGAACTTGATAAGCTGATCTAGTATCATTGAATTCTTGTAATAGTTGAGCTTGTGTTAATGCTGTATCGTAGAAACTAGCATATGCAACGTCACCCCAACCATTATAAAAAGTGGTATCATAAGCACCAATTCTTAAGTATGGATGCAAATTGTGAACAAGAGAGGCATTAGTACCTATGAGATTTCCATTTATATAAAAAGAAGTACCTGTAGAGGAACTTGAAACTGCTTGCATAAAATACCATTGAGTTTCGTCAGTATAAATAGAAGCAGTTGTTGAAACAGTTCCAACACCAAAACCACCTGAAAAAACTGTATTTTTAGGACCATAAACACCAGCAGTACCACCACCACTAGCTCCAATAAAAGGAATAGTTCCTGATCCGTCAAGTCCTAAACTAAACCAGTTACCATAACTAGAAGGAGCATTTATAAAACTTGGTCTAACCCAAACATTCATAGTAATGTTTGTATTAGTAGGAATATTAGCATTAGATCCACTATCTAAACGAGTAATTCCATCTAATTGGAAATAATTGATATCTCCAGTTATGAAAGTACCACCTGTTTGGATAGCTAATGTAATACCATTGCCACTTAGGTCATAAACAGTAGCTCCACTACCTGGATAACAAGCAGGATTATTAAAATCGTATTTTGCTTTTAAGTTTCCTAATGGTAAAGACATTATTTATTCCTCATTTCGCAATGCTTCTCAATGATATTTAATCTTGTTTCATTTTGAGCAACTTTAGTATGAAGTTCTAACTGATGTTTATCTAATGTTTCAACTTTGCTAACAAGTTTATCCATACTCTTTTCAAAACCAGATAATCTAATGTCAAGATTTCCTAGTTTTATTTGCATATTGATAAATCCAGTTATAAGAAGAACTGCATTACTAAGGAAAAATAATATTATTTCTGACCAATTGATGTTATCCATTAGTTGTAATTCACCTCAGTTTTTGCAGTTTTGAATATACCTTGAGATATAACATCATCAACACCAACAACTAAAAAGTATCTGGTAGTGTTTGGATCATCTACTATTCTTATACGATCATCAAAACGTATGTCTAAAGCGTCAGCAAAGTAAAAATAGTACTCATCTCGATTAGTAATACCACCACCAATAGGTTCTTCTTGATATTGACGATGAGTTATTCTTGCTTTAGTAGTTCCAACAATCCCATAATCATTGTAAGTACCACCATATTCATCAGTAAAATTTTCACTTCGTAATATTTGAACACTGTCAGTCATCATATAAAATGCTGAAGCTCCTCTAAGAGTATTTAATAATGAAGGTGGTGTTGGCATTAGAGTATTCCGTATGATCTGTAACTAGCAGCCATCTTATGACAATGATCAATAAGTTTATTTAAATCAACTTTAGTAGCACCATCATCAGTATTAATAAGATTTGCACAAATAGATGCTTTTCTCATCCATCCTTCTCTTGCTGCTGCTCTAACATCATAAACTTCTTGTTGTGTAAATCCCCAGTCTTGCCAGTTCAATCCAAAAGCATAAGGAGGATTAGCATTAGAAATAGTATCAGTAATAATTTGTCCTACTGCATATCCTATTTGAGGCCAAGATGGTTCAACAGTACCAGAAGTACCAGCAATAACACAATTATATATACGTCCAGTAGGAACACTAGGAACAATTTGATCTCCAACAGCATAAGTTTGATTAGCAGTCCACGAACTGAATCTTTTATGTTCATCAATCAACTCTCCTAAAGCATTGGAATCTAATTCAGGAAAACTGTCAGCTTGAATCATCCAACTTAGTTTTTTTATTGCTGCTAAACGAGACAATGGCATTTGTTCTTACCTCTAAATGTTCTAAATATATTTTACGATATCTGATATCAATAAAAAAAGGAGAGGATTTCTCCCCTCCTTTTTCTCTATCCCCCCCAGGATTAGTTGTTTGCAACAAGAACTGCAACACTACCACATACTGAAGCAGTTGGCAAGTCGTGGAATTTGAATCCAAATCTTTCTGTTGCTCTGAAGAATAAGGAATCACTAATGAAACCTGCTTGATCAGAAACTTGGATACGAAGATCTCTACGTGATCCCATAATAGCACCAGTACTCATATTACCAAACAATGCAAGAGCAGTGTCAGCAGCAGGAGTTGGATCTGCACTTAATACCTGAGTATAAATGACAGGATACCCGAATAAAGTCGGGTTTGGTCCAGGAGCTGCGGTTAAATCAAAGAACCCGTTTCCGCTAAGCCCGTCTAGGTCATTACAAACAACCTGTTGGAAGAATGCACGGTTCATATAGAATGCACACTCACCTGGACGATCAGCATACTGAGGAATAGCTGCAGTAAGTTTACGAAGGTCAGCAAGAGTTGTTGCATTCCAGTCGCCTGTAACGTCAGCTGCAGTGTAAATCCAACCTGCGTTAGCACCACCGTTTACAGCAGCAATAGCAGGAATAACACCAGTAATGCCACCATAAGTTGAAGTTCCATTACCAGTAAATGTTGCTAAGTCTTCATTATATGCCATTACATATGCCATATCTTGAGCTAATGCAGCACCAACATCAACAATGCTGTCTTCATTAAGTTCTGAAGATACTTGAGTAAGAATAGCAAGTTTCTTTGCAAGGATTTGAACGTTTGAGAAGGTAATTTGTGATGCAGTAATGTTGGCGTTTTCTGCTGGCCAATAAGCAGTTGTTGAAGCAGTATTTTTAGGAACGTTAAGGTTATCAGAACTCATTCCCATAACACGAGCATTCTGTCTCATAACACCATACTGATCACGAAGGAAGATAACTTCACGAGCAAGAATCTGTGGAACTAAATATCCACCGTCTGCATCTGTAGTTTCATTCTGACCTTTAGTGTAAAAATCATTTTCAACTAACCACTGATGAGCTTTCTTGTCATTACGACCAACCATTTTAGCTAACTGACCAAAAGCATAACCCATCTTTTCTTTTTCTGAACGTGATTCAGGAGAAAATCCCTTTACGTTTTTAAAGGATGAAGATCCTGGAATAATAATATCACTCACTTTTTTTACCTCAGTAGTAGTAACAGATGGAACTTCAGAGAGAGCTTTTAACATATCTGCTTTCTTAGAGAGTTCGTCATTTTCATTAATTAAAGATTTTGCAGTTTCTAAATCTGCATCTTCCATTTCAAGAATATTTGTGGCCTTAATTGAATTTTCAGCAATCTTGGCTTGGATTTCTTCAAGTGTCATAGTTTTTTTCCTTTTAGCTTTGTACTTCAGCTAGATTTGATATTTTAAAGCTTTCTTAAGAAGAAGGATTCTTAAGTTTTCTCTTTCAACATCGATTTGGATTTTTTTAGTTGTTGGTTCACTTGGTAGTTCTACATCACGCAGATTTTCCCAAACCATTTTTGCCAAGGTTTTTGCCTTGCTTCTTGAAAGGTCTAATGCATCACGCAAAGATCTTTCAACTTCTTTAATATTCTTAGGAGAGTGTGATAAGATAGATTTCATATTGTCCATTTCCATCATCATTGTTGAATCAGAAACAACACTCATTTTACTTATCAAATCCAAAGATCTATTATGAAATTCTTGAAGGATTGCATTTACGACCATAGGATCACCACTGGTCTCGTAAACACCTAAAATTCCTTCTAACATTCTTTTATATAAACAATGCATACTATCTGAAATCAAATCTTCTTCTATGCCATCAAAAAGTGTCATAGAAATTTGTTCAGGAGATGCACCGATTGATGTTAATCCTTCAACCATATCATCAGCTAAAAAATCTGATTCTTCTTCATAGTCACCATTTTTCATTGGCATATTGCTAGAAATCATCATCATATAATCGTTATATTCTTTATCTTCCATCATAGCTAATTCTTCTTTGCTATAAGGAACAAATCTACCCATTTCATTGTAATATCTTTTTGCTTCAACCATATTACGATGTTCTGCAGGTGTTGGAGTAAGAGATGCTTCTGCTAATGTCCATCTCTTAATTTCATAAGATTTACCCATTTTTTCTCTCTCCACCAAATGACTAGCAGCACCAGAACTTAACCCTAGTTTACCCATTTTTGCCATTTCAAATATCATCTTGTTATAGTCATCAGCCATATCTAACTGACCACGTAACCAAACTCCACGATCATCCATTTTAATTTGAGCAAAACCAATCTTTTTACTTCTTAAGACTGGATCCATTCCGTGATTATAGTAAAGACCTATAGAGGCTTCTTTGCCATTACTGAGGTCAACACCAAAGTCAGTAGATTTAGTAAAATAATCTTTTTCTAAATCAGTATCATTAAGAGATCCAAAACGAACAAGATAACCACTAACTTTACCGTCAGAAGTCATCTTAATATTGTCTGAAAGGAATGTTTTGAATGATTTTATTGGATCTGGTATTTTGGTTAATGCATCAGCTCTATGAACTACTGTTTGTTCAGTTAAAACATCTTTACCATCTTGATCTTTTTGAACAAGCTTGATAACATATGCAGGATCATCAGAGGTTCCGGTAAGAGTATAGTCACTAATAGATGAATTAACTTCACCATTAGTTTTTTTATCTACAATTTTACCTCTTGCGTTACTAGCACTAGTTCCCCAAGAAACATAGTCACCAACTTTTAAGTCTTCAGGTTTTGCTTTAAACATAAAAATATCCTCAGAAATATTCATTCTAAAGATATTTTACGATATTTAAATAATGATAAAACATTATTCAAGATTGGTTATAGCGTTTTTTCCATTTCTTTAATCTTTTCTGTCATCCGATTTGCCTTTCAAGAAATTCCAAGTTACGTTTTAAGATATCAATCTCATTTTGCATTTCAAGTTTATCTGAAACTAATCTATCAACATTCTTCTTAAGTTCTTTGTTGTGTCTCATTTCAACATCATAACGTTGATAAAGAGCTTTGTATCCTATTATCCAATATTGCAAGAGATCATAATCATTTTCACCTGTTTCTATAAACTTAGTCAAAACTGTTTTAGTCTTCTCATAGAAACAAAATTTGCAATGTAAACGCTTCTCATCGTAGTAGTCATACCAACAATAAGCATTACCCACACCACAAATCATACACTTGACATCACTATAGTTGTCATCTAAGAATACAAAACTATCCCTCGTCATAAAGTTTACTCCCACTCTCTTCCAAATACACTAGTTTTTCTTTATGTGGTAAATCTAAAAACATATTAAATGTATCCAAAATAGCTTGACAAGCAAATGTAACAGTAGCAACTCTACTAACTGTTTTTCTACTTTGAGTTTTTATATTTAACCAATAGAATGATTTACCAACTTTAGTGTTGATCTTAGCAGAAACACTATACATTCCTGCAGTACTATAGCCAAACTTGATGTCTTTGAAACCTAATAGTTTCAAGTCATCCCACTTCAATCTTGTTATCATCATTTTTATTATACCTATATTTGTTATAAGGATTTATGTCCTGGAGTTTGCTCATAAGAAATAAGCAACCGAATAAGTTTATATTCCTATCATCATTTTCATCTATTCTGTTTATTAATTTGTAAGTCCTGTATTCATCTTTGAACTGTTGTGTGTTACGATATTGCAGTCGATCATTCCCTATTGTGTTCATAACTGTATAATAACATAGGTGATAAATGATGTCAAGAATAATGCCAAATAATGTTGTGAATGGTTTAACAGGTAGCTTAAATATCAAATATGATTTCAAAGTTAAATATGATCAGTTTGGTAATCGTGTTCACGCTACCTATGTTGACACTACTGAGTTGATATTAGTAGATATATTTGAAAAGTTATCAAAAGATTTATTATATACAGATCAGCAACATTTTAATATGGTGGAGTTAGGTAGTAATCAAGCTTACTATAGTTTGTTGTTTAAAAGTATGTGTAAGAAGCACAACAAAAGATCACAAGTAATATGTGTTGAACCTAATGACCGTCATATGGTTAGAGGAAAAGAACATTTCCATCTAAACAATCTCCACGCTTATTTTTGCGATTATATCATAGGAGATTACGATTATATTAAAAAAGATCTTGATGAGAGTAATCTTCCTGGTGGTAGTGAGTTCTTATTAGTTACAAAAAAAGAAATACTTACTTTATCACAACTCTTGGAGATATACAATATATCAGAGCTTGACATTTTGCATATGGATGTTGATCACAGTGAACGAGCAATATTAGCATCAAGTGAACATTTATTTAAAAACAAAAAGATAAAGAAAATATTTATTAGTACCCACAGACCTGACTTACACAAATATTGCTTTGATTTCTTAATAGAATGTGGATATAAACTAGAGCTACAAATAACTAAAATGATTGTTGGTTATGATAGCTTACTTGTATTCAGCTTATAAAAGTATTGGCAATCTTTCTTTAAAAAGTGTATTATGATTTTATGAATGCGAAAGACCAACTTTATGATGCAATAAAAGTTTTTGCAGATGGTGATGAAGATGTTTATTCTTGTTTGAAAAAAGAAGTATACGTTCTTACACACGCAGATAGTTCTATAAAGTTTCGCAACACAATAGGAATGATTTTGTTTTTGACAGATCATAACGAAATTATTAAAAGAGCAATCAACAACTATATATCTTACAAAAATATTGATGGTATAATAACTGTGAACTAAAAAGACAAGAAAAGCACATTCTCCGGTAAAAAAAGACCCACTG